GCACAACCATTGACACCAGCGTGGAGACAACCGAAACGCTAAACGACCCCATTGGGTTTGCCCTGAATCCGCAAGATGTTTTATTTTTTACGGCGAACACAAGCACAAATGCTGCCGAGGTTGTCGTTCGATTTAGTTTAAATCACTACCGGAGGGTATAAATTCAAAAATGTGTTGCATTTAATTGTTGTTTATGTAAATAATTGAGTAAGCACACCATAAGGTGTCGAACAGGTCTGTCTGACAACCCGTAAGGGCCAGCGAACGACCCTAGTAGTGGCCCCAGAATTCTCTGGATAAGCCTACAGCTTTTTGTTTAATTTTGACAGAAAGAAGGGCAAATCCATGTCAAATGAAATTTTGGACTGGTCAGTAATTGACTATAAGTCCACCGTGGAAGCGTTGCTCCAGCAACGTGGTTCCAAATTTCGTGCGGCTGTTATGGAAGACAGTTATCACGGAAAATCTGGTAAAGCGGTCAATCAAATTGGTCCCGTCAACGCGCAAAAGCGCACCACACGTCACGCCGACACGCCGCTTATTGAAACGTCGCACGACGCCCGTTGGGTGTTCCCTTCGGATTATGAATGGGCTGACTTGATCGACACTCAAGACAAACTCCGCACCATTGCTGATCCGACTTCTCCGTATGCCATCAATGGCGCAATGGCTATTGGCCGCGCAATGGATGATGTTATCATCACCGCTGCAACCGGTACGTCATTGACGGGCGAAGATGGAACGACCTCGACGGCGTTCCCCGCCGCGCAAACCGCCGCTACGACATCCGGTGGTCTGACGATTGCCAAACTGCGTGAAGCCATGCAGTTGTTGATCGCGGCGGAAGTCGATGTTGATAACGAGCCGTTGTATTGTGCCATTGGCGCACAACAGCATGACGATCTCTTGGGTGAAACCCAAGCGGTCAGCCTTGATTACACCAATAAGCCGGTTTTGGTTGATGGTCGTATTCGGGCGTTCATGGGTTTCAACTTCATCGATAGTCAGCGGTTGGCTCTTTCCGGCACGGATCGCACCGTTATTTGTTGGGCGAAATCCGGCCTTCACTTAGGAATTTGGGACGATATCGATGTCCGAATTTCCGAGCGCAGCGATAAATCCTATTCGACGCAAGTGTACGTTAAAGGCACTTTCGGGGCGACCCGCGTTGAAGAAGAAAAAGTCGTTGCCATTACTTGTTCGGAGGCTTAATCATGGCTGTTGTTAACCTTGTAGGTTCTCGGGTCCTGACCCCCAACGCACAATCTCCCGCTGTTATGGGCGCCCCCGGCACAGGTGGTGGTGCTGTTCGGAGTTGGACCGAAACGGTGGAAACGAACGCCGATGATAGTCAATCTTCGACGTATCATCTTGCATCGTTGCCGTCGAACGCTCGTATTCTGGGTATGTCCAAAATCTATTGGGATGATCTCGGAACAGGCGCGGCGACCATCGATGTCGGTGTTTATAATCAGTCCGGTAAATCCGATATCACGGATGACCCGGATGCTTTAACCAACGGTATTGACCCCACGTCGGCCGGCTCCGCTGATCTTATCAACGAGAAAGCAGATATGGGTATTCAACTCTGGGACCACGCCACCGGAACGGTTGATCCGGGTGTGACCCTCGATATCAAGGCCGTACTGGCTGACGGTGCGATCACCGCTGTCGGCACAATTACGGTGGAAATCCTTTATACGCTCGACTAAAGGGTATTGGGTGGGGTATAAAAACCCCACCCACAACCGTATAAAGGGGGTGTCCGTTGTTCGATCATCCGACAGGCTCTACACCGAAAAAAGTCGCTATTATAGCCACAGGGCCATCCCGTAACGATTATCTCAATATCCTTGCCTCTAACACGCCTGATATCTTAGATATCGATGAGGTTTGGGGTGTAAATACGGCCACCAACTTCACCCGTGTTGATGTCACTTTTTTTATGGACGATTACGCGGCCATAAAAGGCCACAGCCTAGTCCATCAAAAAGTTTTTGAAAACGCTAAAGAGCCGATCATTACTTCGGTTCCCCGTGATGGGTGTCCTACGGCTGTAGCGTACCCGTTGGCGGATGTGTTAAATATGAACCCTAACCGGGCGTTCTTGAACCACTGCGTTGCCTATATCTTAGCTTACGCCGCGCTACTGAAGGTTGAAGAAGTTTGTGTTTTTGGTGCGGATTATTTAGCCGCCGCACAACCGTATGGGGATAGCCGGGTCCACTGGCAACTACCCTCACGGTTTTTAGGTTGCGCTGGTTATTGGGCTGGTTTTTGTGAAGGACGAGGTACAAAAATCATCGCCACACCGAATAGCCCGTTCCTCGATGCCGATGCGATACCAGAAGAAGAACTTTACGGGTATTTGATAAAACCTGTTATACGCCGGGAGGGTGAACCGGTTTCGTAATTCACCGACACAACGTTTAAACAGCAAGGAAAGAAGTTATGGCTAACACACAAATCGACATTGCTAAGACGGCACAAGTTAAAGATATCACGGACAGCGCAACTGGGACGGTTACGAACGATGTTCGTGTTATTATTGCAGCCGATACAACGACACTTGAAGCTGTCGTGTCTTTGCAAAACATTATCGCGGCTCTGGTAAGCGATCAAATCACCATCCAAACCTCGTAAATAGGGGTGACGCATGGCTGATGATGTCTCTATCTGCAATCTAGCCTTACAACGGCTTGGCGCTAAGTCTATATCTTCATTAACCGAAGATAGTACGGCGGCGCGGGCTTGTAATCGGGTGTATGAACATGCCCGAGATAGCGAACTACGGGCGCACCCTTGGAGTTTTGCACGGAGACGCGTTCAAGTGGCTGCTGACGCTACGGCACCAACTTTTGGTTTTGCTAAACGATACCAGTTACCTTCGGATTATCTTCGTATACTACCGACGAACGGTTATGATGGTTCGTCGGTCCAAGATGATTGGCAGATCGAAGGTCGTTTCATTGTCACCAATGATGCGTCACCAATAAATCTCATTTATCTCAAGCGTGTCACTGACGAAAATGAGTTCGATGCGTTGTTCACAGAGTTGTTGGTTTCTCGCATAGCTATGGATATTGCGGAGAAGATAACGCAGTCGAACAGAAAGAAAGAAGAAGCCATTGTACGGTATAACGATGCGAAAAAAGAAGCGCGTCGTGTAAACGCATTTGAAGCGCCCCCCGGTGAATTACCGGAAGATGGTTGGGTAGCAGCGAGGCGATAATTGTCTAAAGTATCACCAATACAGAATAATTTTAATGGGGGTGAGATATCCCCGCTTTTGTATGGTCGTCCTGATGTTGACCGCTATAAAACGGGTCTGAAGACTTGTTTAAACTTCATACCTCTTATCCAAGGTCCGGTAGAACGGCGTCCGGGTTCGGTGTTTGTGAAAGAAGTAAAAGATAGTTCACTATCGACGCGGATTGTTCGTTTTGAGTTTTCTACAACCCAGGCTTATATCTTAGAGTTTGGCAACCTTTATATCCGTTTCTATAAAGACAACGGTGTTATTCGAACGAGCGGAACGAACATCACCGGGGCGACCCAAGCCAATCCTGTTGTCATTACTGATACCGCGCACCCTTATGTCAATGGTGATGAATTATATATTCAGAACGTTGGTGGTATGACGGAGTTGAATGATAAATACTATCGTATCGCTAATGCCGCTGCGAATACTTATGAGTTACAAGACATAGGCGGTACGAATATTGATGGAACAGGCTTCACCGCTTACACATCTGGCGGTACGGCGGAAAACACCGTGGAATTGGCGACTACTTACGCCACGGCGGATTTATTTCAACTTAAATTCGCGCAAAGTGCTGATATTTTGTATGTGGTTCACCCCAATTATAAACCCCGTAAGATTTCACGTTCGTCGGATACGAATTGGTCTATCACCGATATCACTTTTTCCGATGGGCCGTTTTTGAATACGAACACGGAAGTAACTAAATTAGGTTTATCCGGCACCAGTGGTTCGGTGACGGTGACGGCTTCGACAACGGTCACGACAACGATAACAGGTGCAACCCAGGCTGATCCGGTTGTCATTACAAGTGCGGCACACGGTTATGAGAATGGCACGGTAATCCAGATCAATAATGTCGTTGGTATGACCGAGTTGAATGGTAACTTCTATAAGGTCAAGAACAAGACCACCAATACTTATGAGTTAACCGACACCAGTGACGTTGACGTAGACGGCACCGGATTTACCGCTTATTCTTCAGCCGGTGATGCGTCCCGGCCTATGTTGGGTATTAACGACGATACCGGTTTTCAATCGACTGACGTTGGGCGTCTTATCCGTTGGGAAGACCCTGCAGGAAATTGGACCTTCTTAACGATCACGGCTGTCACTAATTTAATAACCGTAACGGCGGCTATTGACGGACCCGATGCGTCAGCAACCACGGCAACAACTTCGTGGCGACTTGGGGTGTGGTCTGACACTACGGGGTATCCGGGTGCCATAACCTTCCATCAAAACCGGTTAGTGTTTGCCGGTCCCCGTGATCTACCCCAACGTATTGATATGAGCCGTACCGGTGATTTCGAGAATTTTGCGCCGACAGAACCGGATGGCACCGTTGTCGATGATAACGCGGTAACGGATACTCTTAGCGCGGATACCGTCAACGCTATTCGTTGGATTGCAGATGATGAGAAAGGCTTATTGTCGGGTACTGTCGGTGGCGAGTGGTTAACACGACCTTCGGACTCTGGAGCCATTACAACGCCGGCTAACGTTCAAAGTAAGCGATCTTCAGCATATGGTAGTGCTAACATCACACCGATACGCGCTGGTCGTGCTATTATATTCGTACAACGCGCATTGAAGAAGGTTCGAGAACTCGCCTATGTGTTCGAGGATGATGGTTTTCGCGCACCTGATTTAACACTCATATCGGAACATATTAGCCGAGCCGGTCTTGTCGAAATGGCCTATCAAGCCGAGCCTCAAAGCCTCATTTGGTGTTGTCTAGCCGATGGTACATTGATCTGCCTCACTTATGAGCGCGATCAAAAAGTTGTCGGTTGGAGCCGTCACCGTGTCGGCGGGGTGAGTGACGCCGGCACAACTCAAGCTATTGTCGAAAGCGTTGCCGCTATTCCTAATTCTGCAGGAACGGCGGATGAATTATATTTGATTGTACGCCGACGAATTAACGGATCAACAGTTCGTTATATTGAATATCTCAAACCCCATTGGGACGAGAGTAAAGATCAAGAGGATGCGTTTTTTGTGGATAGTGGGTTATCGCTGGACAGTCCGTTAACCATCACGGATATTAC